CCTGTTACTAGATTAGATCCACAACAAGCATTTAGTATTGGAAGAACTTCTGAAATAACAAGAGATGAATTAAAATTTGCTAAATTTATAGATAAATTAAGAAATAAATTTTCTGAACTATTTGATCAGGCATTAAGAGTTCAATTAGTATTAAAAGGAATTTGTACTGAAGAAGAATGGAATGAATTTAAAGAACATGTATTTTTTGATTTTATAAAGGATAATAACTTTGCAGAATTAAAAGAAGCAGAAATAATGCAAGAAAGAATGGGGTTATTGCAAATTATTGATCCTTATGTAGGTAAATATTATTCTAAGAATTGGGTTCAAAGACATATTCTAAGACTTAATGATGAAGATATTGAAAAGATGGAACAAGAAATCTCTGAAGAATTAGAAATAGAAATGCAAAAACAACAATTAGCTATGGGCGAACAAGGAGATCAGATAGATCAGGAACAACAACAACAACAACAAAATGAACCTGAAACTGGCGATGGTTCTGGAATATCTGGAGCAGAACCTAAACAAGCCTTAGTAAATCCATATAATCCATACCAACAAAGATAATTTAAGAGGAACTCATGAAAGAAAAGTTAACATCAGCAATTAATTTTGCTTTACAAAATAAAATTTCAGAAATGTCTTGTGATATTTCTGATGTTATGAAAAATAAAATTAAAGATAAAATAGCCGAAAAGAAGAAAAAAGTTGCTGAAGACTTCATGGGAGAATCTGAAGCACATGAAGTAAAACTTGTTGAATCTAGATATAATAGAGATGTAGATTTTGATGATGAAGGTTGGGGTGTAGAAAATCCAAGATTGCGTAAACCTAAGTATGGACAAAATAACCCATATGAAGCTCCACCAATGCCAAAAATATATCATAATGTACCTTTTAAACAAAAAGAAGAAGCCAAAGCTGAAGGTATGAAATTTGATGGGACTAAAAAGAAATGGTATCACACAAATCCAGAATCTTCAAAGAATTCTAAATTTTCAAAATTAGAAGAATCTTTATCCGAAATGAAAATGACTTCTTCAGAAAAATCAAAAGAAAAGAAGTTAAAACTTAAATACGATTCTTCTGATATGAAACAGAAGATGATTGACCAATATGGTCCTGAAAAAGGAAAATCTATCTATTTTGCTACTATAAGAAAGAAAGCAATGAAAGAAGATGAAGAGATTAATGAGGCTCTTTCTATAATGACATTAAAAAAGCATTATTATCAACTACCATCTGGAGAATTTAAAAAACAATATGGTCATCCAAAACATGTTATTGCTCGTATATTTGGTTGGAGTCAATAATGAAATCTAGAGTGAGAGATTTTCCAGGTACTTTAATTCTTCAAAGAAAATCCATTTCGCAATTTTCAAATGGACCTAAAGTTGCTTTATATTATGCAGATAAACTTAAAAAATATTTCACAGTAACATTGGATGATAAACAACAACTACAATCAGAAGATTTTCTAAGTATGTTGGAGAATTTTGATGAAGATGTTACTGAAATATCATTTAACGATGATACTAAATTAAATATCAATAAAGAATGTTCTAATTTAGTATTAGAATATTTAAATAACATAAATATTGAAGAAAAAGAAATACTAGAACAGTATATTTTAGAAAGTTCAGATAATTTTCTTGAAGTTTTAGAGATTGCTGTTAATAATAAGGAATAAATATGTCAACATATACATATCAAATAATAAAAGATTCTACAAAACAAACTGTTATTAAATTAACAGGTGAATTTACAAATACCACTAATGAATCAAATGTTGCAAGAATTGCGGCTAATACTTTATATAGACCGTTAGATGCAAATAATAATTTATTAATTTCTGGAAATACAGCTAAACCTTATTATGGATTATCTGTATATAGAGTATGGTATGATGTTAGCATTCCTAATGGACATTTAACTTTAAGTTGGAGTGGTGATAATACATATCCAATTATAACTATGAGTGGTCGAGGAGAATATAATTCAGCAGGTAATTGGCTTGCTATTAGCAATCCTATTTCTGGAGCTAATGTAAATGGAAATATAGGGATAACTTCTTATAATGCAGCAGCTAATGCATCATATTCTATTATAATTGAACTCCATAAAGATAATAATTACTATGATTCTGGACAATTAATTGAACCATCTGCATTCAACTATGGGAGATATGGAGTTACTCCATAATGGAAGATTGGGAATCAAAAGATCAACAGAATTTTATTATTAAACATTTGGCTATACAACCACAAGAAAAGCCAAATAAAAAGAAAAAATTAAAGGAATTTTATATGAATGATAATTTAAAAAACGCTATTGGGTATGCATCTGATAATAAGGTTAATGAAATGGGAGCAGAGATCGCAAAAACTCTGCACCAAAAAATTACTGCAGAACTTCAAGCATTAAAAGTAGATATTGCTAAAAACACTTATAATTTTGAACTTCCAGAAGAATAAAAAGATTTTTATAAAAACTAAGGTAAAGTAAAATGAAACTGTTAAGAGAAGATATAGAGGATTTTGAAATCCTAACAGAAGCTACTAAAACAGGACAACAATGTTATTATATTTGTGGTCCGTTTATGCAAGCTGAAACTGCAAATCGAAATGGAAGATTATATCCAATGCCTGTTATGGAAAAAGCAGTCAAAAAGTATATAGAAGAATTAGTGAATAGAAATAGAGCAGTTGGAACTTTAGGGCATGAAGATTCCCCTAAAATTTCAGAAAATAAAATTTCCCATTTAATTACAGAATTAAAATTTAATGGAAATGACGTTTTGGGCAAAGCTAAAGTACTAGATACCGCATCTGGAAAAGAGCTTCAAGCGTTAATATCAGGAGGAGTTTCTTTTGGATGTTCTTCAAGAGCATTAGGATCTCTCAAGGAAGGAGAAAATGGTATTAAAATAGTTCAAGACGATTTTGTGATTTCCTGTGTGGATGCAGTATTATCTCCTAGCGGAATATCATGTTATGTTGAAGGTATATATGAAGATGTTGATTGGGTTTTTGTTGATGGTCAGGGATGGGTTCAACAATATAGAGAACAAGCAAGAGATATCATTAAGAAAACTTCACAAAAAGATATTGAGAAAGTGGCTCTGACCATTTTCGAAAATTATATCAAAAGACTATAAAAATACATTTAAAAATTTGTTTTTTATAAATAACTATATAAAAATATTAATTAGGAGAAAATAATGTCAAAGTTAAATTTGTCTGAAGCTGCAAAAGAAATTCTTACCAAAAGCGTTAAGTCTGCTGGTGGGGAGTCTTTTGGTCTAGGAAAAAAATTATCTGCCGATGAGCAGGGTAGTGTTGAAGTAGGAAGTGGTCCTACCAAAACTAATGATGAAAATCCTTCTTATACTAAAGGCGTACCAACCGCTACACCTCCAGGAGCTAAACCTCCAGTTGGAGCAGAAGCAATGAAGAAATTAGCAACTCAACCAGGAGATAATGCTGGTCGTGCTGATTTGAAAAATGCTTCTGAAACTGATCAAGAAGATGAACAATCTGTAGATGCAATTGCAAATCGTGTTGCTGCTAAGAAAGCAAAAAGCACTATGACTGCTAATAAAGGGGCAGAATGTTGTGTAGAAGGTGAGGAAGAAGAAGAATACGAAGATGAAGATGAATTAGAAGAAGCTTCAGTAGAAGAAGTTATGGAAGATCTTGATGAACTTTCTGAAGAAGAATTTGAAGATAAGTATGGTCTTTCTAAAGAAGATGCTGCTACTCAGATTTCTGAAGAAGTAGAAGATCTTGATGAAGTTTCTAAGTCTACTTTAGGTTCTTATATTAAAAAGGCATCTTTAGACACTTTCGATAAGGCTAAACGTTCTGGTATGCATAGAGCGATGTATCATGGACAAGATCCAAATAGTCAAGAATCAAAATTTGCTACTAAAGCAGGAAAAAGAGTCCAAGGAATTGAAAAAGCTACCAACAAGCTTATGAACAAAGAAGATTTAGATGCACTATTCTCTGGTGAATCTCTTTCTGAAGATTTCAAAGTTAAAGCATCTGCTATTTTCGAAACTGCTGTTGAAGCAAGAGTAGAAGAAATCTCTTCTGAATTACAAGAATCTTATTTAAGAGAATTTGAAGAAGCTGTTGAATCTGTTAAGGAAGATTTTGCAGATAAATTAGATTCCTATCTAGACTACGTTGTAGAAAACTGGATGGAAGAAAACAAATTAGCAATCGAAAAAGGTTTAAGAACCGAAATTGCTGAAGATTTCATCAATGCTCTAAAAGGAGTTTTTGTTGAACATTATATTGATATTCCTGATGAGAAAGTTAATCTTGTGGATGAACTAGTTACTAAAGTTGATGAACTAGAAGAACAAGTTAATTCACAAATTGAGAAGAATATTTCTTTAAAGAAGAAAATATCAGAACACAAAAAGAATGAAGTAATTCATACAGTATGTGAAGGTTTAACTCTTTCTCAAGTTGAGAAAATTAAATCTCTTGCTAAGAATGTAGAATTCACCACAGAGGAAGAATTCACCGAATCTTTAGAAACCCTAAAGGAAAGTTATTATCCAAGTAATATTCGTCCAGCTAGTTTAGAAGCTTTTGAAGAGCCAGTAAACTTATCTGAAGAAAGTGTTTCAACTAAGTATGTTGATCCTTTCATTGAGCAGGTAGCTAGATCTATTACAAAAACAATTTCAAAATAAAATAATATTAAAATCAAGGAGAATCCTAAAATGTACTTAGAAGAACAAGTAATGAACAAATGGTCTCCAATTTTGGATCATCCAGAATTGGAAGCTATTAAAGATCCGTATAAGAAAGCAGTAACCGCTATGGTTCTTGAAAATCAGCAAAGAGCAATGGATGCTGATCGTATGGCACTTAACGAAACTGCTCCTACTAACGTAGCTGGTGGTATTTCTAACTTCGATCCAATCTTAATTAGTTTGGTAAGACGTTCACTTCCTAACCTAATTGCGTATGATGTTGCTGGCGTTCAGCCAATGACTGGTCCTACTGGACTTATCTTCGCACTACGTTCACGTTACAATGGACAGGGAGCAAACGCAGAAGCATTCTACAATGAAGCTAATACCATTTTCTCTGGTATCGTTGGAACTTCAGTATCTACTGATACTTCTAATAATCCAGTTTCTAATGTTGCTAACTCTGGATTGTTCACAACTGGTAAAGGTCTAACAACTTCTGCTGGCGAACAACTAGACACTGGAACATTCCAACAAATGGGATTAACCATTGATAAAGTTACTGTTACTGCGAACACTCGTGCTCTTAAAGCTGAGTATTCACTAGAACTAGCACAAGACTTAAAAGCGATTCATGGTCTTGATGCAGAAACTGAACTTAGCAATATTCTTTCTACAGAAATTCTTTCTGAAATTAACCGTGAAGTTATCCGTACCATTTACACCGTTGCTCAGGCTGGTGCTCAATGGGGTACAGTAACTCCTGGTGTATTTGACCTAGATACCGATTCTAACGGTCGTTGGTCAGTAGAAAGATTCAAAGGTCTTATCTATCATATCGAACGTGAAGCCAATGCTATTGCAAAGAATACTCGTAGAGGGAAAGGTAATATCCTTATCGTTTCTTCTGACGTTGCTTCTGCTCTTGCAATGGCTGGTGTATTAACTTACACTCCTGCTCTTTCAGCAGATCTTCAAGTAGACGATACTGGTAATACCTTCTGTGGTATGCTACATGGTCGTATTAAAGTTTACATCGATCCTTACTTCGGTGGTATGGCTTCTAATACCGAACTTGTTACCGTTGGTTATAAGGGTACTTCTCCTTATGATGCTGGTCTATTCTATTGCCCATACGTTCCTCTACAAATGGTTCGTGCAGTTGATCCTGGTACTTTCCAACCTAAGATCGGCTTCAAGACTCGTTACGGAATGGTAGCAAACCCATTTGCTGAAGGTCTTACTCAGGGTGGTGGTGCTCTTAATCCTCGTAGCAACGTTTACTACAGAATTTTCACAGTAAAAAATCTCATGTGATAAGTTCTTGATTTTATTGAAGTTTTTCAATAGAAAATTAGAAAAGGGTCTTCGGACCCTTTTCTTTTTATATAAATACATATAGTTGCACATAGGAGTTTTAATTATGAACCATATAATATACAAATTAATTTCACCATCTAATAAAGTATACATAGGACAAACTAAAAATACTTTAGAAAAAAGATGGGATCAACATATTAAAGCATGGAATAGATATAATAAATCCAAATCAAAAAACAATACTTGTAGAAAATTATATGAAGCTTTTAATAAATATCCTCCATCAAAATGGAGATATGAATTGATATGTGAGATAGAAAAGTGTAAAGTTGATGAAACAGAGATTTTTTATATTTCTGAATATGATTCCACTAATATAGGATATAATATTTCTAAAGGTGGTAGTGGAGTAAGATTAGAATTCCTAACAGAAGAACATAAACAAAATATATCAAAATCCAGAAAACAATATTTTGAAACTCCAGATGGAATTAGCTGGAAAGAAGAATTATCTAAGAAGTATACTGGAGAAAACAACCCAAGATATGGAGTATCGTTTAAACATTCAGAAGAAAACAAAAAAATAATATCTGAAAAGATTAAGGGAGTAAATAAAGGAAAAGAACCTTGGAATAAAGGAAAAGATAATGTATACTCTGAAGAAACTTTATTAAAAATGTCTGAGAATAGAAAAGGAAAAGGATTGGGAAATGAACCTTGGAATAAAGGTAAAACAGGATTTAAACAACCTCAATCTCAAAAATACTCTGTTGCTAAAGCTTTATCTAAGAAATGGATTGTAACATCTCCAGAAGGAAAAGTTATAGAGATAGAAAATTTAAGAAAATTTTGTAGTGAGAATGATTTAGATCAAGGAAATCTTTCTAGGGGAACTCATAAAGGATGGAAAGCTAAAAAAGTATAAAATAAGGGGGCGAAAGCCCCCTTTTTTATTATCTAATAAAAGTTTAAATTAGGTTTATTTAATAAGGTTAAAAATTTAAATCAGAT